CTATAAACTAGTATAATATACGTATATTATTCTAGTAAATAGGTGTGCTTGTGAAATACGCTCTCATTGATACAGCAAATACTTTTTTTAGGGCCAGGCATGTGGCTTCCCGAAATAGCGATACGTGGGAAAAGATCGGTATGGCACTACATCTCACATTGTCTAGTGTCAATCAAGTTGTACGTAAGTATGGCATTGATCACGTTGTATTCTGTCTTGAGGGACGATCTTGGCGCAAGGATGTGTATCCGCAATATAAGGCACATCGTAAAGTTGCCGAGCAAGCATTGACTGAAAGTGAGGCTGAAGAGAACAAGATGTTTTGGGAAACGTATGAAGTGTTTACTACATTTCTACGTGAGAAAACTAATTGTAGTGTATTACGACATGAACGCGCTGAGGCAGATGATCTAATCGCACGATTTGTTCATCTACATCCCAACGACGAACATTATATCATCAGTAGCGACACTGATTATGTTCAATTGATCGCACCTAACGTTAAGCAATACAACGGTGTTGCTAATCAATTGATCACACTTGAAGGTTACTTTGACGATAAAGGCAAGCCTGTCAAGGACAAGAAGACTAAAGAACCTAAACTGTTAGGTGACCCACAGTTTCATCTATTTGAAAAGATTATGCGCGGTGACAGCGGTGACAATGTGTTTTCAGCATACCCTGGTGTACGCACTAAAGGTAGCAAGAACAAAGTTGGCTTGATTGAGGCTTATAGTGATCGGCACAAGCAAGGTTTCAATTGGAACAACATGATGCTACAGCGTTGGGCTGATCCTGACGGTGTTGAATATCGCGTCAAGGATTTGTACGAGCGTAACAAACTGTTGATTGACTTGACTGCACAGCCTGACGAGATCAAGGATCTTGTTGATGTTGCTATCACTACTGGTGTACGTACCAAAACTACACCTCAAGTTGGTGTACATTTTATGAAGTTCTGCGGCAAGTATGAACTCAATAAGGTTAGTGAACAGGCTGAAGCATACGCCAAGTGGTTGAACAATCCATACAAAGGAGAGTTGCTTGAACTTCTCAGTGAATAACGAAAAAGTTTTAGAATTGAAACTTGGTGATAAGGGCTTCAAGTTTTTTAGTGGATTGGTAGAATATCCACGTGCCGCTATTCTTGTAACGGATGATTGTCCGCCTAGCATTAGATTAGATTTACAACATTATGTAAGCAATGGCTGGATCACACCCGTTGCTTATGTTCGTGAAAGTGAATATGTTTGGGAAAAACTCAAGGAGTAATTATGAACGTTTTAGTTGCTAAACCTATTATAAAAGATCAGTACTGGGTCGTTACCGACGGTGAAAAGAAAGTTGGTAATGTACAGGCTAATAGTGTTGGATATGAAGTTATGCTCAATGGTAGTACACTTCAATTCAACAATACCAAAGATATACAGAAAAAGACCAAGATTAGTTTTCAGCCTATGAAGTCTAACAAGACAAAGGTTGAGATGCCCTACCCACAATATCCTACTCCTGCTAAAATTTATAATAGTATATTTGACATTAAAAAGAAATTACATATCTTTACCAAGAGTAAAAAGAGTAAGTGTTTCTATGTCGCAGGCTGGTTCAATATCAACCAAAATGGTAAATTTGAAACTATTTTCTGCCCTAAATACATCTTTATTCAGCGATATCCTTATAAGGGCCCATTTAAAACTGAAACCGAGGCCAATAGTCTACTAAATAACTGAGATGATTCATATACGTAAGTTTTTGGATAAAATGAGGTTGATGGAAAGTAAGAAGAATAAAGATATCGTAATACCAATTGATGAAGCCCGTGGATTACGTGATGATATCAGTAAACTTCTAGCAGACTTACATGAACTGAATAGTAAGGATAAATCCAAAGAAGAAGTTATAAAAGTAGAAATTACAGGTGGCGGGTTTAAATGAGTAGAACACAACCAAAAGTCATACTTGAACACGTAGACAAAACTACTTACAAATGCGATCAGATCGTAGAGGCTAGTGGTATTTGGGCTGTGTTTTATGATGGACAACCAATCAATCTAAAGAGCCAGCATTATCTAGCAAATGAAGCCGCTCCTAAATATAAAAAGACCAGTTTCAGTAATCCCGGTCATGCTAGAAATCTCTGTCGTAAATTGAACAATCTATTCAAGACTGATAAATTTACTGTTCATTTTTTGAATCAAGGTAGACAAGTTTACCCTGATGAATAAAGTACAATACACCGAAACACTTTATAATCATTTAAAAGATAAACTAGAACCAAATACAGATATTAGTAAACTGTATAAGCGTTACTGGTTTACAGGTCGTAGCACTAAAAATCTCAGACTAACAGACGAAGGTAAGAACGCCTTTGATATGTTAGATTTAGAGTATTTCGAATTTCATTTGAATACTACAACTGAGAAATTCCCTTACCATATGGTAAACATTGGTAAAAAACTCAAAACTCCGTTTTGGATTGGTTTTAGAACGCGCTATTATAAATCAGCATATATACGTATATACGATAGCAAAATTGCTATGCTGATAAATTTATACGGTAGTTTTCAAGACTATCTGGATAGTATTAAAAAATGAAAACCCCTATTACAATTACAGAGTTAGATGGCAGACAATTAATTAATGTACCAGAAGAAATAAAAAGTAAGTTAAGTACTTTTGGGTATAGTTATTTACAGTCTCAAGGTTATTGGAATGATAATCCCATAGACCAGGATGGTTATATTCCATGGTATACATATCCTGCCATATCATTCTTAAAAGATATTATAAGCCCTGATATGAAAGTACTAGAATATGGCAGCGGATATAGTACATTATTTTATAAAGATAAAGTAAAAGAGTTGACAACTGTAGAGCATGATGCCAACTGGGCGCAAAAAATAATTGACATCAATAACACTATAGACATATATGTAGTAGGCGAGAATGCTGTACCTCATCCTAGTGCTATGAACATGATTAATCAATTTGTGCGCGATTTCCCACAGATTAGAACTAGTGAACACACCCACGATTATGTCCATGGATTGATCAATAATGAATTTGCTGGTTATGCCAGTATCATTTATGACAAACCTAAAGGATACTATGATATAGTTGTATTAGATGGCATGGCTCGCGCACTGACTGCCTATCTAGCGGCAGACATGGTTTCAGATACAGGTTATATTATTTTAGACAATAGTGATCGCTGGCATTACAACTTTATACAACAACATTTATTTGACGAAGGATTTGGTAGAATAGATTTTTGGGGTCCTGGTTACGGCTTATATGATAAGTGGTGTACCAGCTTTTTCTCCAAAAACTTTAAGGTGAAAAATAATAAAAAGGTTAGAGAATCAGACAACGGACTTATAAAAATATGAGTAACGAAGAAAAGAAAAATCCTATAGCCGATATATTGGCTAGAAAAAAGGCACAGCAAAATGGGCATCAGGGTAACTTTAACCCAAAAAATGCCCCAAAAGGTAAGATAAACACTAAGGGATTCGGCGGTCCTGCTGTTACCCGAAAAACGGGCAGAGGGTCTTGACCTTTTAGTTAGCAACTGTTATACTATGATCATCTGTTGTCATTATGGATGATTGTTATGCGTAAGGTTGCTTATGTTGTTTCTGCACTTATACTCACAGGGTGCGGTGGAGGCGGTGGTTCAGGTTCTAGTCCCACACCGACTGCTGCGTTAAGCGTAACTCTTACTGCGAGTACTACAAGCCCATATCAAGGTGATCAAGTCACACTATCTTGGTCCGCTAGTAACGCTACCTCATGTAGTGCCTCAGGCAATTGGACTGGCACAATCTCTACTAATGGTAGTCAGTTACTAACAATTACTAATTTGGGCGATCAAACTTATACTATTACTTGTAATGGTAACGGGCAATCGACTACCAGCAACGTCACAATCAATGCTAAAGAGAAGCCCTACTTCTTAGAAGTCGCTGATAGTTTTCCAGATCCCACAAACAACTATTGGTTCTTTAACACTAGTCGCCCTGATAACACATTTGCGGGTTCGGCAGTGGCTAGTGCTGCTATAGATATGAATAGTGACGGCAGAAAAGAATTTTTGCTGGTCATCTGGAAAGGTACTGGTCACGATATAAATCGGGGCAAGTATGTAAGCGAACCATGTAAGTCAACGACTGTCATTTATGAAAATGTTAATGGCAAGTTTGTTGATAACAGCGACAAATATCTTGAGTCTAACAAGGATTTTGGCGCCTGTATAGATATCAATTCAGCACAGATTGATAT